TGTCTGCCCGACGAGGTCTTTGGGCTAGAAGATTTAGGTATTGAGAATAGTCAACCGAACCCTGTGGCATCTGGTTGCGACCAATCATATTTGGGACTTGTGCTGTTGGTTGCCCAAACATATTTTTAATCGTATTTGCGGCGCGTAAAGTGTCCATAGCCTGTTTTATGCCAATTCCACCCTGTTGCGCTCCAATAACATTTGTTCCGAGAACGGCTGGGTTGTTAATAAACGAACCCGCTGAACCAAGCATAGGAACTGCTCCTGCGGCGGTCACGCCTCCGGCAGACAGTAACCCACCACCCGCGGCTTCTGTAACCAATCCTGCCCCACCACCCATAGACGCTAAAGACGGGACTGTTGGCGCTACTAATCCCTCTCCAATTGCCCCGGCAGTTAATCCTGTCCCTAGTGACGCGCCGCCACCTGCCGCACCAGTAGCGGCGGCTGCTTCTGCCGCGCCCGTTGCTGCCGCACCTTCTGCCGCCGCGCCACCTAGCGCACCTGAACCTAAAAGTCCTGCGCCCGTAGCCGCACCGACGGTCAACCATCCACCAGGAATTTCGTCGTTTACAAAGTCGTCAATGTCACGACCAACGTCTTTGATTGGGTCGATAATTTCGTCTTGAATAAAATCGCCTACACCACCCATTTATATCTCCATTCTCCAGACATTAGGCTGGAAACCGTATTTTTGTGCCACCTTGTTCCAACCTTTTCGGTCTGTTTGAAAGCTGATGTGCTTGCAATTAGTTGCCTTGGCGTAGTTAACTAGGTGCATCACACCTTCGTCTAGGTTGCCTTCGGAATATACCGCCCACACAAATATGCCGTTCTCGTGTGGCTTTCCTACAAAGAACCCACGCAAATCTTCGTTCACCATCCCCATAACGCAGACCGCCTTCTTGTAGAGGATTGCCGCGTAAACATCTTCTGGAATCCACTTTGCGCTTGGAGTCTTGCGTAATACTTCTGTTAGCCCGTATTCAATTTCGGGCCAGTAGTGTCTTAATTCTTCGGGTTGTAGTACCCGTGGCGTCATCAGAATCCTAGTAACCCGCCAAGACCAGCGCCTGCTAGTCCGTACCCGCTTGGGCTTGTAAGGCTAAACGGCGTGTTCCCAAGGAAAGAACCAAGTGCCTGTCCACCGACGTATCCCAATCCTGCACCCGCCACTCCACCCATAAGCCGGTTTTCCGGCAACTGCGTGGTCTGCTGACCGTAACTGGCAAGCGGTGTCCCGTAGACAGAGGACAGGTAAGACATGAGCGACTGAATCGGCTGTTGTTGTCCGAACTGGAACCTAGCCATCTGCTCTTGTAGGGGCTGTCCGGCGATTGCTTCCCGCGCTGCACCAACTTGTCCTAGGGTTTGGCTTGGCAAGAACTGCTGTTGGTAAAAGGACGGTGCAAGTTGCGCTAGTGCTGCCTGACCCATCTGAGCCTGTTGTTGCAATGCACGCTCGCGGGCGTAGTCTTGTCCAACGATGTTGGCAGAAACGTCGCCTAAAGCCCTTCCGTAGGCTTCCGTAGCCCCGCCAAGGGCACGCTCCATCGCCCCTGACCCGTAGCGCCCAGCGCGTGAATAAAGGCTAGAAATGCCTGGTAATACCTGCTCGCCGAACTGTTGAGTAAGAGGGCGGGTAGCGGCTTGGAGCATCGCCTGTTGGTAGGGCGAACCCTGTAAGAAGCCACCTGCGGCTGTCTGTCCAATCTGGCCTAAAGAGGCTTGGTAGGCTTGCTGTGCTTGCTGGAGTGTTGGCTGTGCGCCGGTAGCCAAAGCCTCTTGTTGGGCTAGGGCTTGTTCTGTCTGCGCCGATGGTGAGACATAGGTTTGGCCTGGGAAGAACGTGGGCTGTGGCCCTGTCAGGAATAACTCTCTGGCGCGTTCTAATCCCTGTGTAAGAAACGGTCTTAACGCGGGGTCAATTTGCGAGGTTGTGACTTGTTCTGCCATATATCACCTATTATAAAGATTATCCAACCAAAATGTAAGCATAAGTCTTGCTTGCCGTACTGTTAGCAAAGTGCGTAATTGTTGCCTGTCCTGCTTGTTGGGCAGAGACGTAAATGTTTGAGTAGACCGAGGGTGCGATATACGACACCACCAGAATAATTGACGGGGTTTCTGGTATCGCGGGAGTTACCCCAGCAGACGCTGAAACAGCCGCAAAGTGTTCTATTGACACCCCTAAGTCCGTGGGATGCCACGCAAGCTGAAAGTAATCGTTAGCGTTTAAGTCCAAGAAGAACGTGCTTGACGCAATCATGTGCGACGCAACACCAGAAGACTTCCTAGCCTTAATACCAAACCTGCTATTGGAACCGGCTAAATCCGTTCCGTTCTTTCTAAACCAGACATCAAAGTCTTGAGCGTCGTTGGTCGTGTTCTTTATCTGAACCGAGAACGCAGCAGAGTAAATACCTTTGTTTCGGACATTGATTCTATTTGTGTTGCTTAGATAAACACCGTTAGACAAGTCCTCGGTGTCAAACGACATAATATAGGCATCCGACAGCGTTGTAGCCGCTTGGTCGGTTCCGTCCTGAAATGCACCGTAGGGCGCAGAGTCTAATTCTGCCGCGTCCGAGAACGGAATCAGGACAATTTTTGTATATACAGAAATACGCTCGTCTACCAGAGTAGTCGTGGTCGCATTGCCCGTGGCAAGCGTAATCGTCCCCGTATTATTGGACTTGCCGTTCATCAGGTTGTTGACCACCTCGGAAATCTGCCGTGGGTCTCCACCTTGGTACGGTAGGACACGAAACATTATCTAGTCCCTGCTGATTGAATATCTACGTCCATTCCGATAGCTGTCGTCCAATTCCCTGACGGCTCTAGTTTGACCCTGTGGTATCTGCCGTAAGACCTAGTGCCTATGCGGTTCTCGCTGTTGGCTGCCGTAACCGAAGGAAAGGACACGGTCTGGTTCAGTTGTAGCCTAGAAGCCACAGAAGCACTACCCGTCCCGTTGTCTACGATTGGCTTAATCATCGTAACCATAGACTGATTGGCTGGCGACTCAATATCCGAAGTCTCAATCGTTGCGGTCTTAGCCGCACCCGTGAAAGTGATTAACTTTGAACCTTTAAGCCCCAACAAGAGCAGTTTGCCGCCTAGCCAGTTACGGCTATCTAGCGAAACCCCAAGCGCATCTATGCTTGCCGAGAAAGCGTCTAGCCCTTCTAAGGTGATAGACGGGGTAGAAACAGGGGCAACACGGGTTGCAGACGAATCTGCGTAAGACCACTTGCCGGTAGCGATGTGGTAAATCAGGGCGCGGTAGTCCGTATCCACACTTGGGTAGCCCCAGACCACCAGGTTGTTAATAGGGTCAATGGCGGCACTCATGTTGCCCAAATCTGACTCTTTTAGCGAGTTAAAGAAGTACCGATTGACCTTCTCCGCGCCTATGTTCTTTAGGTTCTGCCCGTCGCAAGCATAAAATCCGTCGTCGCCCAAGAAGTAGGTAATGCCCTGCCATTGGATGACCGAGTTCGGCTCGTAGCACCCACGGTTCCTAGCGATGTTGTCGAACTGGAATATCAGCGGGGTTCCAACGTAGGACATCCGCACGATACTGCGCTCTAGCAGGACTAGCCCGAACTCGCCACCCGTAACCCCCTGCACAAAACCGCCGTCAGGAATGTCCTGAAAGTCTGCCTGTGTTGTGGCAGAGGTAGTCCACGTTTTCTCGTTGTTAATGCCCGACCATTGCACTCGGTTTTTGTTTGCTGTCTGATAGCCAGATACCACAAAGTCCCGCACCACGGTCACGAACTTGGCCTTGGGAGCGTCTACCGCTATGTCTGCGAAGGTAGTCCCAGATATAACGTCTATGAACTGCATGGTGTTGGACTCGTTAGCCGCAATCAGGGAGTTCCCGAACTGCGTAAACTTCCACCCGCTTGTCCCAGAGTATGTGGTCGCAGAAATGTCGTCCCACGAGAAGTCTGAGGTGTCCAACTTAAACAGCCGAGTCGTACCGGCGGCGTAGATACTTGTAATACTGTTGGTGTCCTTGGCGGCAGCCGCAGCCGTAAGAGCCTGTGGAGCGTCGTCTGAGTAGTCCACTTCCTGCGGAAACGGGCCATACCCAACAGCCTTGGGGTAGCAGTTTCTAGCCGTGGTCAGCGCACCGATAACCCCTGGCTGGTCAGGTAGCCACTCTC